GCTTATCCAGCTCGGCACTTCTGAAGTTGATTTTAATAGCATTGCCAATAGTGGCTGGCTCGGCATACGCAGGCATAACTTTTTACAACAAGATGGTTACGGCAATTGAAGCTGTTGACAGTTTAGATTTAGCTCCTATAGAGTCTAAGTTAAATGGTTTAGAAATACAGGTTAAAGCAATAAATGAAAGACAATATCAGCTATCTGAGTCTATAATGAAAGCTAGTGAAAAATCTTCAGACGCTATTGCTAATTCACGTGAGACTTCTGCTATGGTATCAGGACTACGTAAAGAATTAGAAGCAACCGTAAACGCAATGGATGATAAACTAAATACTGTTAAACGTAGCACAATGAACCCATTATCAAAATGACATTTATTACAGAGAACAATATAGCAAACTTATATTCAGCTCTGATAGAAATGCCCGTCTTTGACGAATACAAATTACCACCGGCATCTAAAGTAGACTTTGTTATAGTCAATGATAATGCTATATGTGGAGAATATCAACCACCAGAGTCAGGTGAGCCGCATGTTATTACCATAAGTGTAGCAAGACATTCACACTTATATCCTGTTCTAATTACGCTATGCCATGAAATTATACACATGTGTGTTTATTTAGACTCACCAAAAACAGAACAATACACAAGTCATAAAGGCTTATTTCTTAAACTACAAAAACGTGTAGCCAATACATTTGGCTTTGACCCAAAGGAACTATAGTGGATATTGCAGAATTTTTAAGGCAATTAACAGAACAACAAAATACTCAACCAAATGCTACTAGCATAGGTAATGAAAACTTAAACTTAAATGCTTATACTAGACCTACATTAGGCGGTAATGTTAATGCTTATCAAGAAACTCCTGTTGGTTTATTAAGTGGCACTATTGGTAAAGAAGGCACAAATCCAATATACAAAGACGTTGCTTTAACAAACCAAAACTTTAGAGGTGGTATATTAAGTCAACCAGGTGATGTTGCTCCTTATGGTGAATATCGTGATGGTAATGTTATGGCTAGAGTTATGGGTGGTAACTATCCTAATGCTTCAGCACAGTACACAACACCATTAGCAGGTGGTCAATTTACAGGCGGTGCTAACTATAGTAAAGATGGTCTAGGCGTTAATGCAGAATATGCAAAACAACTAAATGACTGGTTATTTAAAGCAACAGCAAATGCAAACCCTTATGAAAAACAACTTTTATTTGGATTAGGAAAAGGATTTTAAATGTTAAGTATTTTATCAGGTATATTAGGTTTCGCTACTTCAGGCTTACCTAGTGTTTTAGGTTTCTTTCAGCAAAAAGGTGACCAAAAGCATGAAAGAGAAATGGCTAAACTACAAACAGAACGTGAATTAGAATTAGCTAAAGCAGGCTTTATATCACAAGAAAAGATAGAAGCTATTAAGCTAGACCAAATAGAAGTGCAAACATACGCACAAGAACGTGAAGCATTATACGACCATGATAAGAAGTTAGTAGAAAATGCAAGCCCTACAGTTAAGAATTGGAACGCTATGGTTAGACCTGTAGTAGCGTTTATCTTTGTAGGTGAGTTAGTGCTTATCAACCTTATCTCATTAGCATGGGCTATGTGGTCAGGTGTAGACTTTGTTGTAGCATCTCAAGAAGTATTTGGTTCTGAAGAAATGGCTATTACTGCATCTATTATTGGTTTCTATTTCGGCTCTCGTACATGGGAAAAGAAACGTGAAAGTATCTAAAGAGGCTATCAAGCTAATACGTCATCATGAGGGAGTTCGTGCCAAACCTTACAAATGTCCTGCTGGGCTTTGGACTGTGGGTGTTGGTCATCTTATCGGTGATGGTAAAACGCTACCAGCGTCATGGAATAAAACATTTACTAACGAGGAAATAGATGCAATTCTTAAACGAGACCTCAACCGTTTTGAGTTGGGAGTACATAAGATGTTACCTAACGTGCTTCTTAGACAACATGAATTTGATAGCATTGTTTCTTTTTGCTTCAATCTGGGTCTTGGATGCTTTCAGCGTTCAACCATCCGTCAAGCGTTGTTACGTGGCGATAAAGAAGCGGCTATGGAGTCGTTAGTTAAATATTGTAAAGCTGGTGGTAAGATATTAAAAGGTTTACAAAACAGAAGATTAGATGAACGCAAATTGTTTTTAGGGTTATAATAAAGCATCTTAACCCTAGGAGAGTAGTTTGAAATATAAATCAGTTCTAGTCATATCTGACCTACATATTCCATATCATCATCCTGACGCATTTGCGTTTCTAAAAGCATTAAAGACTAAATACAAGTTTGACCATATAGTCAACATAGGTGATGAGCTAGACCAACACGCTATTTCTATGCACGAACATAACCCAGACTTATACTCTGCTGGACATGAATTAGAAGAGTCTAAGAAGCATGTCAAAGAATTAGAAAAGATATTTCCTAAGATGGTTTTGGTTCACTCTAACCATAGTTCCTTAGTTTATCGTAGAGCATTAAAGTACGGTATGCCTAAAGCATATCTAAAACATTACAATGAGTTCTTAGGCGTTGGCAAAGGCTGGGAATGGGTAGATGACCACACCATAACTCTAAGCGATAACTCTAGGTGTTTCTTTACTCATGGTCTATCTGCAGATGTTTTAAAGGTAGCCCAGCAGTATGGAATGAATACGGTGCAGGGTCACTATCACACTAAGTTTAGTATTGGATATTACAGTAACCCAGATGCTCTTATTTGGGGTATGCAAGTAGGATGTTTAATACATCAAAAGTCTATGGCATTTGACTATGCTAAAAACTTTAAGAGTCGTTTCATTGTAGGTTGTGGAGTTATTATTAACGGTCAACCAAAGCTAATGCCTATGGTATTAAAAGAGAATGGGCGTTGGAATGGTCATGTTTCTTAGGACAATTATGCAACGGTCAGAAGTAGAAATTATCTGTAATCACATGCTAGGCAGAGTGATTGTATCTTGTGAAGCATTACATGGCGATAGCACTATAGTCATCACATTAGATGACGATAGCATGATAGAAATAAGTGGTGAAGAACTAGCTATCTATGGTGAACTAACACCAATGGATGACTAGACGCAGATAATTACACCATTACTACCAACCTGACAGACGGTTACAGACCCATCAGGTGCTAATATAGTAGTAGTTTGAGCCATAGCTCTTTCTGTTCCCCAAATAGCTAATGCAGCTAATACCACAATAAATACCCAATATGTTTTATTCATCATCAACTCTCCCTAACATAGCTTCTAACTCAGGTGGATTAGTGGCTGCAGCACTTTTTTCTATAAGCTCTTGTCTTTTTTCTTTCAGATAAAAAATACATTTATCAATATCTAATATCATTTCACCTTTTCTTCCAGCTCTTAAAAAGTATTTGCCTGCACTCCACATAAGTGGGTCATTAGGAAAGTACGCCTTTAAAATATCAATTGTTTCATAACCATTCACAATATAATGTGGAGGTCTATTCACCATATCTACCATATCTATCCCCTTAGAAAAAATAAATCAATTAATTCATAACAACCATAAAAAAACCAACCCATACCACCAATAATCAACAACCATACTACCACTTCTAATATCTTTTCTGCTCGTCCCATTTTCCATACTCCCTACCTACAGTTACAGACACATATTTTCTATTCTTAAATCTTTTATCTAATTCATTGCTATAAGTCCACTTAGGCAAAATCAAATACCCCTGACTTTCCAAGTATTTCAATCGTGTTCTAGCAATGACGCATTCTTGCACAATTTGTTTAATGCTGCAACCAGGATGTGCAGTAACATAGTTTATAACAAACTTTGCTTGTCTTTGGTCATCTAGTTTAGTGTACATCTTTTACTCCATGCAATTGTTCTATAAGTCTAGCAAATCTAAATATCTTGTCAATTGTTATTACCTGACTACCGTATCCAAATGCTTCTTTATATACCTTTATAATTTCTTCTTGAGTAAGTGGTTTAGAGTCCACCATGTGCCTCCGTTAGTTTCTTACTATCGTACTTAGATAATCCTTTATATTCTTCTACAGGTTCACCAGGAACTAATGGTGTTATCTTAATATGATGCGTTGTATTCTTTAAGTCGTTTAAATATGAAAGTTGATTAGGATGAAATGACCATAAATAAGACTTCTTTAAATCACCAGACCTAACATCAAACTCCTCATAAAGCCATGCTACAGGTTCTTTTTTAGCCATTAGTAAAACACCATCCTTCCAATTTTAACATTAGGTTTTTTGTCCCAGATATATTTCATATCTACACTATCATCATGAAAGTATAGACTCTTTCCTACTGGGTTTTTATGCTTTTTAAAGAATAAAGTATCAACTACTAATAACTTTGTTTTAAGCAATGCTTCTTGGTCTACGTTCTTTTCGTTAGCCCTCATCATATCTTCTATGCCAATAAACTGTCCTTTAGAAAATACCACCTCACAAGCATCACGCCCAAATTTACCAGACCTAACTCTATTCATTATTGTAAAAATAACGCCCAGTTTGGTTTGTAGTGGCTCTGTATTGGCTTCTGTAAAGGTTGCCAAACTAATACAATGTACATCATGTTCTGAAATATGTATATCCATTATCTACCTTTAATGATTATCTGGTGTCTATCAAACCCACACAAGCGTATAATTCCATTATATTGTGCAATTAAGCATAATATATTACTTAAGGATAAATACCATGTGGACAACTCCAGCAGCTACAGAAATGCGTTTTGGCTTTGAAGTAACTATGTACGTAATGAACAAATAGTTACAGGCAATTGGGGATGCTCCTAGAAAGGAACATCCTCATCTGCACCTTCAACAGCAGGTTTAAGTCTTTCATCTGTAGCTACCATTGCTACAGCACCAGCAATAAATTTACCATTAGGACCTTCTTTAACCCAACCTGATAAAGTAAATTCAATACCATCTACATTTAACTTTCCTCTATAATCTGGTCGTTTAGGATTATCCCCCTTGTCGTTCTTGTTTAACGTAAACGTGTTTGTTTTGTCATACTCAGCCATATACTACTCCTTTAGTTTAATAATTGTTTGTTCTACTTCGTCTAAAAACTTAATCACTTCTGCTTCTAATTCTCCTATGTAAGTATCATCCCTGTCAACCCTTGCTACAAATAACTGTAGTTCTTCAGGGAAATTAGGATTATAACTTACAAAGTCTACCCACTTAGCACCGGTGCAAGCTAATTGCCATTGCATCTGTGGTATGTATTTACTAGGAACTGACTTACTCATAAGCGTATTGGTATGGGTTGTTTCTATAGGACATTTAATCTCAATAAGACCTGCATACTTACCTTCTTCTTCTGCATTTACAGCTCCGTCTGGACTAGCACCACTATTCTTAATAATAGGATGGTCAAAGAAACCTACCTCTGTTACAGATACGCCTTTAGATTGCATATAAAGCTCTCTAGCAACACTTTCTCTTTCAATCCCATCTAACATAGCCTGGTTGACAAAGCTGTCCCCTTTTTTTCCTGTAATGCGTTCTGATACAAGTTGGACAAGGTAGTTTTGACGTGATGTAGATACGCCTGTTTTAGTCTTGGCGATAACATCCGATATTCTGGATGCTGTCACCTTGCCTAATCTTTGCTGAAACCACTCTTCTGTGCGTTGTTCAATCATAGGAAGTCCTTGCTAGATACTGCTTTTAAAGTTGGTTGTTCTGACTCTGGAATATCCTCACCGCTATAGATGTAAAGACCAATGCCATGTAATGCAATAGCCTTAGCTAAACAACGCTGCATGGCTGTATTAACTGCCATAGCGTCAGGGTTAGGAATAGCTTGATTTCTAAAGTTAAGCACAGGTAATTGTGCAGTCATAGACTTACCAAACGCATGGACTGTGCAGAATACCATGAGCGTTTCACCAAACTGTTTAGGTTCACCATATTCCCATGAAGCAGTTGGGTCTTGCTGTAGAAGAGTATCCACAGCCCAAGCCCATGATAAGTATGATAGACCATTCTTTTTCTCAATATGGTCTGATACGTTAATCTTACGTAGTTCGTTATAGTTCATCTTTCTC